CTATGTTGTGGTATATATGCAAGCCTCTAATGCCGCTAAACTGGCCGAGGATATGCTGGTGATTTGGGGGGCGGGATGCGTGCGACACTATGCTGCCCTGCCTTTGCAACCTTTGCGATCCAGAAGCCGCTGAAGTTGGCTGTGGGATAGTTGCTCTGTGCTACACCTGCAACTGGAACCGTCGCCTTGCCATCAGTGTCCCATGTTTCGACGTGTGGATCAGCGATGCTCTGTTTGATCGGGAAGCCGCGAGGGAATGTCAGCAGTCCAGTGTCACTCACAAACCCATTCATAGCGCACGTGATATCGCTCAGTGCGGTACGTGCCTTGTCGATAACTAACGCCATTCGTCAATCCTCCATTGGTAGCACGTCAATCGGTGCCATGTGATCGATCACTGTATCGGACATGCCCTTGCGCACATACTCAATGCGTAGACCACCTTCGACTTTATGCCGATGCTCCACAACATCAGCAGGCCGATGACCAGCCCGATCAAGTATGTCCTTCGCTGCGACAACTTGTACCTTCTCGTCGTAGGAGTTGAGCAGTGATACCACTCGTTGGGCAGCACCCACCGCGTTCTTCTCCAACATGCTCCGTACGATTGCGCCATCTTCAGCCAACACGTTCTTCCGTGCCTCAGCAATCAGTGCGTCGAATGCAGCGTGTGTACGCAACGCACCAACTTGTGCCTCAGTCATTCCCGTGGCGTATGCGATGTCGATATCAGACAGACCGAATAGATAGTACATCGCAACGACACTAACCGCATTCAACTGCTTCGGTGGTAGTGGCAGATCACCGATGCGCTTGCGTACACGCGTGACCTCAGCCACAGCCTCCATGTTCGTAGGCACTTCGATGAAACGCGGGGGCCGGGTGTCACCAGCAACATCACCCTCCCCCGCGTCGTTGACAATGCGACCAGTCACAGCGTCGATTAGCGTACCATCGGCTAGACGTAGTACGTTAGTGTCGTCGCTGCCTTCGCTAGACTGTCGATCGTCAACTGTCTCATCACGCGACACGTGTCACCTCTTACCGCCGCGCACTGTTCGAGCCGCCCTGCCGATGCCTGACTTCTTGCGTTCCTCCTTCGCAGCTTTACGACGAGCCTCGGATGCAGCCTTACGCGCGTCTGTGCCACTGGCTGCGGGTGCTTCTTCCGATACGACTGCATCCTCACCAATCTCGACAGTCGGAGCCTCTGGTACAGATGACATGATGTCTTCTGTGCTGATTGGTGCGCTTTCAGGAGCAGGCAATGCAGGTACACCTCCACCACCGCCCGGTAGTTGCGGCGGTACGTCATTCGCCATGGGAGGAGCACCAGCACCACCTACATCAGCGCCATACGTCTGCGAGATCAACTGCTGCACTGTCGCATCGTCAGGCTCATCGACAACTGACCATGTACCGTCGATGGTGTTGTTGAACTCAAGCTGATCGCCGTTGATGCGTACATCCGTCTCGGGGTCTAGTGCCTCGCCATTGAACGTGAATGGCACCAACGCATCACCAGCTTTGAACGGTGTACCATCTGCGGGCACTAGATCAGTCGTCGGTGTACCAGTCTTCTGTGCATCGACAACCTTCTTGCCGATTGCAGGTACGAGCAGCCATAACGGATTCCAGCCCGGCCCGCCTTGTGGTTGCGTCGGTGCAGCAGGTGCAGTTGCAGTCGGAGGCGCACCCGGTACACCACCTGCACCATCAGCAGCGTCGATTCCAGCACTGATCTCCGCAGCAGCATTGACAGGAGCCGCAGCAGGTTGTGCATCTGCTCCCATCAAGAACTGCATCACCTGCTGACGATTCTGCTCATTCAGCGGTATGCCACGCTCCTGCATAAACTTGGTAGCGATCTGCTGCTGCTGCAATGGCGGGATGAAGTTGCGGAACTGTGAGCCACGGATGCGCTCGATGCTATTCGGTCCACCCGTTGCGCTACCTGACGCACCTCGTGGGTCGTTAGGATCGAGTTGTAGCGCACCCTCCTGAACCTGTGGCAGACCTTGCTCGTTGCGTGCCTGCCAATCCATCCGTTCGCCGACGGGACTGCGTAGTGGCATTTGTGTCTCCTACGGTAGCAGTCGAGTGACGATGTAGATCACCACCACGACGAGGATGAGAATGACAAGCGCGCGTTCGATGGTCATGTCAGGTAGCGACCTGTCCAGCCCACGCCTTCGATGTGGCTCCATTGTTGGCCTTGTCTGCGACGTAGTTGTTGCGTAGCGTCGTGTCGAGCCGTGGGATCATGTCAGCAGACGGTGTGAATGCGGGCAGTGTGTTGACAGTCACGATGGTACGCTTGCCACCAAGCGGATTGGTAATCGTCACCTTCTTCAGCGGATCGTCCAGTCCAGTCACGGGGTCCCAACCACCACGCACCTGAAAGTCAGCCTCGTCATTGGCAATCTGTGCGTAGTTCGCCGGTGCATGGCCGTTCATCGCCTTGACCCAGCCGTACAGACCACGCTTTTGCAGCAGCACTCGCAACATGCCACTGATGGGCGGGTTCGACTTCGCAATCGGTGCGTATGGTGCGCCGAATACACCATCATTTAGTCCAGACCATGCGGGCATTTACGTGATCTCCTGTGTGTGCGGTTCGCCGCTGCCTTCCGAGAGAACGATAACATACCACTTGACAGCGTGTCATCTCTATTATAGCGGTCAACCAGCAGACGCTTCATGTGGTCTGTCCGCCCTCGACCAACTCAATGCCCCTCGGAGCCAGAACCGGGGGGCATTTTCGTATCTACGCCCTGTGACGATGGGCGGTTGCACTCCGACGAGGTGTATCGCGCTCATTCCACTTCAGTATGCTAGGCTTCTGTGGTGCAGCGAAGACAACACGCGATGCTGGCACCGGTATGCGGCTCAACTGATACTTAATCATGTCCATCGCATGATCGTCTTTGTCGCGTGGACGGTCATCACGGTCGCCCTTCGAGTTCACAGACCACATATACGTGGCAAACTCATCCTGCATCCATGACAACGTGTCAGCTACGTACAGATGTGGTGCGCCGTAATCGCCAGTGATCGGGTGCATGTGCATCTTCGTAATGTTCAGAAAGCCTGTGACCTTGATGATGCCGTTGAGGATGTCACTGTTGCCGCGTATCATACGCACACCCTGCCCATTGTCGTAGAACATGTCAGCAGTGGAGCGGCCGATGGTGCGTCGTGATGCAGATGTGCGCCTGAATATGCTCGGATCAGCGAGTATGGCGTTGTTGCTGTCGATGTTGTACAGATTGCGCAGTTCACGTATGCGATCTACCTGCTCCTCAATCGGCATTTCCTTCTCGTAGAAGCCATCGACCTCGAATACGTTCCCCCACGCATCCACACACGCAATGCCGTAGCACGATGGTACAGCGATACCGTGGTCGTAGCCTTCGATCCAGTTGAGTTGATAGTCGTCGCGACGCAACTCATTGAGATATGCCATAATGTTGTTGTGTGTGATGACGTGTGTGACATGATCGTACGTCGGGTAAATAAGCCCCTCGTATGCTGCCCATCGACCGAGCAGGAATCTCTCTCGCATACTGCCGCGATACGTGCTCTCAAGCGTCTGGATGAAGTCGGGGCTGAGATTATCTGCATTCTCGTACGTACTGCCTTCTACAAGGTTGATGAGCAGACGTGGTTTGCCATCATCACCGACAATCGGACGTTCACTCTGCGCATCACGTATGCATAGCAGTTGATCGTCAATCACACCATGCTGTGTGTACAACTGATATGGTCGAATCAGCTTCTTGTAGAACCAATTCCTCGTAGGATTGGCTGTGACGATGAACCAGCGTGGTCCTGTGCGTGGCATTGTAGGATCATCGCCTGCATACGGTGTCATACCGCGTAGACGCCCGAGCAGATCGTCAAAGTCCTTCTCTGTAATCTCCGGGTCTTCCATCTGATCGACAATCATCCAGTCGTACGTTGCGCTCAACAGGTTGGATGTGCTCGCAGTACCGTCACCACCACCTTGCTGCGACACGTACCTGAAGTTGATCGTCGTATCGTTCGTCAGCGTACACGTATTGCTACCATTCGCACTACGCGGGAACGACTTAATCCAATGACGCGGGCACCACTTCAGAAACTCCTTGCGCAGTGTGTCATTCAGCTTCGGATACGTGCTACGCGCCATCAATCCGTTCGAGCCGGGGTAATCTCTGCTCAACTCTAACGCTTTGATGCATGCTGCACTCGTCTTACCGTTCGCAAACCCGCCGCAATACGCTTGCACCTTCTCTCGCATGGTGAAAAACCGCTCTTGCAGCGACCCATCGACAATACGGAACGCCAACTCGCCCATTTCAGACCCTCTCGCCTAGTTGAACGCCATTATAGCGATTGCTCGACCCCCGGCATATGCTGTATCGTGTGTCAAGCCCCAATTCGCGGAGATCGACCAGATGGCACGTTCAAACGCCCCCACCGACGAGGTAGTGGACGACGCGATTGACCGTGGTGACGATGGTGGACTCGATGAACCTGTATCGCAGCGTGGTAAGAAGCCACAACCGACTTACCAAGTACGCGGTGAGAGCAAAATACCGATCAGCAAGTCGCATGGCAAGCTGTGGAAATCACGTCAGCAGCAGGCGATGTCTTCACGCGATCAGAATGACATGGTGTCATCTTGGGACGAGGCAATTCGGTACTATCGCAACGATCAGAACCCTCATCGCGGTGATGCAGACGATGGCGAGAGTGCTGGCAACCTTCGTGCATCACGTCACAGCAGCAACACGTTCAGCGAGACTGAGAACATCGTATTCGCCAACACTAGTGCACTAGTCCCACTGCTGTATGCAAAGAATCCGACGTGTGAAGTCACTGGCGCCAATACAGTGAACGATGAAGTCGCTGCGGGGCTGGAAAAGCTCATAAATCGCATCCTGTCTATGCGTAGTGAGCCGGGTGTCAACTTGAAGCCCAAAGTACGCAAAGCAGTGGTCATGACGACGCTGACGAACGTGTCATACGTGGAGGTTGGCTGGACATTCAAGGATCAGTCGTCACAACAGGCGATGGATGATCTACGCGGACTCTCAGCACAATCC